TGGTAGGTGTTTCCGATTCGTCGTTTGATTTAGTTGCTTCCCAACCTTTAGTGTTGTCAGCTTGATATTTTGTATCGTTCCAAGAAATCATGTAAAACCATTCTGGTGTTTCTTGACCATCATTAGTAATAGATGGATATGTAATTGGTGCTTGCCAATCATCATTATCATCTAATGACCATGAAGCATAAGGTTGTTGTGCTAAAAATTTATCTTTTACAGGATCGTAAATCATCCCAATGCCTGCGTATTGTTTTCTAAAATTGTTATTGTAAGAAGTTTGTTTCCAAATTCCACCTTTGAAAAAATTAATACACCATGTTTCTCCATCAACATGCATGTCTGAAGGAACGCAATCGTTTCCTACAACTACAACTCTTTGTACTACTTGATGTGAATCTGACGTAAATCCTGTTGGATCTGTCATTGCTTTTAATTCTGCAAAATGTGCCATATTATTACTCCTTAAATTTATATTTTATATTTCAATCTTAACTAATTGTCAACGTTCCAGATACAGTAAATGTTGCTACTTTACATCCTCCAGCTGGCGCTGGTAATGTTGCAATACTATTAGTTCCTGGTGCAACGCTTGCTCCGATTGATCCTGGAAATCTAACTACTACAATTCCTGGACCACCTGCTCCTGCTGGATTATTATTACCTCTACCATCACCACCATTTCCTGTATTATTTGTTCCTGCTGCTCCACATGCGGCTCCAGTTCCACCAGTTGCGTATGTTACATCTGAACCTGTAATTAAATTTGGTGCTCCTGTTCCAGCAGTTCCAGAACTTCCACCTGCTCCAGTAGCTCCACCTCCACCACCACCATGTGCCCCTGCTGGTGCTTTACCACCGTCATTACCTTGAGGTGGGTTTGTAGGAGGTGTGTTACCACTACCTCCAGTTACATTAGCTGTACCACCACCACCTGATCCTCCAGGATTACCACTATGGTTACCACCATGTGTTCCACCTTTACCACCACCAGTTGATGTAATACCATTAAATATTGAGTTTGTTCCATTAGTTGCACAACCACCAGGAAAAGGTGATCCCGTACCACCAGCACCAACAGTTATTGAATAAGGACCTGGTGATAAAATCATACCACAAGCTCGTAAAGGAGATGGACCAAAACCAGAAGCTCTATAACCTCCAGCTCCACCTCCACCACCATCTTCATTTGAAGAAGAAGAATATCTTGTACCACCACCGCCACCTCCAGCGACTACTAAATAATTAAATACTGTGGGATCACCATCTGCAATGGTTAATGTTCCCGATGATGTAAATTGTGCAACTTGACAAGCACCACAATTTGTTAAACTTACTGAACTTGCACATCCTGGTGATGAAATAAAATTAATTCCACTTGCTGGTGCTCTTGCAATCACGATACCTGAACCACCTGCTCCACCAATACCAGTTGTGCCTGGAGGAGAACTTGCAAAAGCTCCACCACCGCCACCACCTGTATTAGTTGTACCTGCACTTCCAGTTGTGCCACCTGGTCCACCATCTCCAGCACCACCACCACCTGCTCCACCTGATCCACCAGACGTGGATCCACCACCACCTCCACCACCAGCGTAAGATGTATCTGTTCCTGTAATAGTGTTAGGTGCACCTGCACCTCCAGCACCTCCAGCACTTGGAGTATTATTTCCTCCAACAGCAGTTGCTCCACCTCCACCAGCAGAGTTATTATTAGAAGTAGTTCCTCCAGCGTTTCCTTCAGGTGGATCAAATCCTCCTGCGTTACCACAACCTTTTGCACCAGAACTACCGTTGGTTTCTCCACCTCCAGAACCTCCTGGAGAAGAAGCAGTGTTATATTTTCCACCTCTACCACCACCAGTTGATGTTATTGTATTAAAACTTGAATTTGACCCATTTGATCCACAATTATTTAAAGCAGGAGCAACCGCTCCCCCACCACCAACTGTAATTGTATAACTTCCTAAACTTAATTCTTGCGCTGATCCTCGAAGTGGACTTGGACCATATCCTGATGCACGATAACCTCCAGCCCCACCTCCACCTGTTGCAGTGCAACTTCCAGTACTAGCACCCGATGCTCCACCACCAGCAACTACCATATAATCTACTGATGCTGTTCTTGTTACCCAATTATTATCTTTTACGAAATCGTATACTGTGTTCATATCCCAAATACCAGGTGCACTTTTTGGAATTGTTATTGCATCTTCTTTTACTAAAACTATACCTGAACCTGCATTACCAGATCCACCTGTGCTACTTCCATAATTTCCACCACCAGTACCTCCACCTGTGTTAGCACCAGCAGCTGCTGAATTTCCAGGACCAACTCCAGCGGTACCTGTTCCACACGGACTTGCTCCTCCAGCACTTCCTGGTTGTCTAGCATCATGTGCACCACCGCCACCACCTGAATAAAATCCGTTTGATGGTCCATAAAAAGGTTGAGGCGCTGATCCAAAAACTGGAGTAGCAGGACTACCTACACCACCCGCTCCACCATTAGTTGAACTTGAATTAGAACCAGATGCTCCAGCTCCACCGCCACCACCACCTAAATTACCACCTGATGGGTGATTACCACCAGTTCCTCCAGGATTTCCTTGTGAAGGACTTGTAGGAGGTGTATTTCCATTTGTTGTAATTGCAGGACCTGGAGAATTACATGTTCCACCACCACCTGAACCTCCTTGTCCATTAGATACGTTAGTCAATTGGTGTACTCCTGCGCCACCCCCATCTGAATTTATTGGGTTTAATGGATTTGCAAAAGTTGAATCTGTTCCTTGTCCACCTGGCTGTTCAGCTGGAGAAACTGGATAAGCTGGTCCACCTTTACCTGCAGCTCCTCCTCCGACTGTAACTGTAACAGAACAAGTTGGAAATGTTTGACACTCTAATAATCTAAAACCACCACCACCTCCGCCACCACCTGCTTGAGAACCACCTGACCCTCCACCTGCAACAACTAAAACTGCACCAGTTCTTGTTCCACCAGCTGATGCACATTGAACTGTAAAAGTTCCTGATGATGTAAAGGCTGTCTTTTTTTCTGAAATATTAGTTGCAGGATTTACGGTATTTACAGGTCCAATTATTCCGCCATTACCAGCCATAATTTAAACCTCCTACGCGTCGTCTATCGATT